TGCTCATTTTGCTTGAGGACCGACCCGTGGTCGCCGATGCCTTGACCGTATGGGGCAGAATCTCAGGGGATACAGGACCGGTAGTTTCTTCGCGCACTTCTTCCTTTTGCTCAGCCATGTTTGACTCTCCTGTGGCGCTAGCCGCCACCGCAAACGTCTCTGGATCAGCGCCGCTGCCGACAAAGCTCACCTCGTAGAGCTCTGAGCGTGCGGCCACATTCAAGGGCCCGGCCAACTCGCGGCCGTTCACCTTCACCGTTTTGCCTTCGGGTACAAATTCGTGGTCAATGACGGATGCGGCCACGGACGCCTGCCAGGGGTATCCGTTGTCCGCATCTGCCACGACTTCCCGTGCCGCTGCGCTTGTGCTGGAGACCACGCCTACGACGCGCAGGCTATCGCCCTTGTTCTCGACGGCCTCGATATGGCCGACGCGAAGGCGGGGATCGTGCTCCAGATAGACCTTGGCACCCTTCCGGATGGACAGGCCGGCTAGATTGATAGCGACGGGATACCGCCAGCCTCCAACCTTCATCGGTCCGCCGGTGTAGGCGTCAATGTAGAAGTGCCGCGCGCCCTTCTTCGATTCGCCGTCGGAGGCCTCAACCGACAGCGCTGCCGTGATTACCAGCGGCTCCGAGGCCGACGCAGACGCCTTCGTTTTCTCTTTTGTCGCTGGCTCGAACTCGATGGGCTTGTAGTCGTGGTCGGAGAGCCACTTCTTGGCCTCCGAGACGGTCCACTTGTCGGCATCGAACCGGATCGACTGGATCACCACGCCGCCGTTCGGCGCGCTCTTCAGCGGTCCGCCAAGCGCGCGAATGCCTTCGCTTGCCTTTTCCCAGATCTGCACGATCCGCGCAAAGTCGCCGGGGTCGCGCAGTCGTGCCGCGTGCTCATTCGGATACGGCATCGGCCTGTTCCTCCTGTTGCGCCTCACGCTGCGCCGCGCGGTCTTGGGACGTGGAGTCCTGCGATTGCGGACTTGTGGCAGCCAGTCCAAGCTCCCGCATCAGTTTGATTTCTCTTGCCCTCTGGAGTAGGTGGGCCTGCCAATCCTTGCCCTGCCGCGCACACTCGTCCGCCAGCGTGGTCGTATTGGTCGTCAACCGAATTTGCTGGGCTGTCGCCTCTTTCACCGGGTCTACATGTTCATGGCCCTCCCACATCCACACGTGCGGCGGCAAGCCTTCGACGGGCGGGGACAGCTCGAAGGCCCGAATCGCTTCCGCCAGCCATGCGTGGAGGATACGGTCCAAGACCATCCGCTCGAATTGCGCCTGCTCGCACCGGATGGAACGGTAATAGGTCTGGTGATCGAGGCGGCCGGACGCGTAGTTATAGCTCGAAGAATCGCCGGACGCGACGTTATACGGCATGTTCAGACACCGCGCGATGTGTCGAAGCATGACACGATCGAACATATCCAGGGTCGTCGCCGGTTGCTCCGCCTTCAGCTGCGACGGCTCCCATCCTTCCGGCGTGAAGACGGCCATGTTCGGGGTAAACTCCATTTCCGTCATCGGCTCGACTTCGGCCGCTTCGCCTCCAGGGGGCGAAGTCGTCTTCATGAAGACGGCCATATTCGCGGCGGTCTCCGCGGCCGCGACGACGGCCAGGATGTAGCGACGCCATAGCGCGAATAGCGGCAAGGCAGGCAGCAAGTATGTCAAGCCCCTCGTCTGCCCGGGCCGGTCCATCCGGAAGAAGTGCAGCACGTTCTCCGCCGGATAGACATCGTATTGATTCGCTTCGGGCAGGCCGGAGCCAGGATGCGCTCTTAGAATATGGTAGCGGATCGGATTGCCGTATTGGTCGAAGACTATGCCGTCGACGGCCCCGTACGTCCTGTCCGGTGTTGCCACTTGGTCGGCTTCGATGGGACGAAGGTCGAGCTGAATCTCGCTTCCTGAGTCGGGATTCGAGAACATGACCGCAAAGGATTCGCCGTCCTGAACGGTGGCGGCGTACATGCAGCTTAGCTTCCGGGCCAGCCCGATGGCGTCCGCCCATTCAGCAAACCGGGCTTCCGCGTCGCGGTTGAATTCGTCGTTCTCCGTCACAAACTGCAATCGCGGGCCGGTTCCGATGGTGTCGTTTGCCAGCGTGAGAACGATGCCTCGCGCGTGCGAGTTATTCGCCACCTCGTAGCGGGCCCGGTTTCTCAGCTTGGCCCGGACCTCCGGCGACGCGGCCGCATCCGGCGATAGTCCGTCGGCGTTCGCCCAGTGGCGGCGGTTGTCGGCCGTGGTCTGCGCCGCGTCAAACTTGGCGCGCACAATATGGCCGGAGAAGCGGTGCCTTCTCGGATTCGGTCGGCGTCGAAACAGGTCGGCGAAGCCCACTAGACCGCTCCCGGAGCCACGATCTTCACGAAACGAATGCCCAATCCGGGCGAAGCGGATGCCGCCGCCTTGGCGGCCAGATACCGGTCCGCCTCGATCAGGTCCCGCAACGAGTGCTGCTCCGCCCGCGTTCCATCGCTCTGGAAAACTTTCGGCGCTGAAGCCGCGGACGCGATTGCCTCAGTCAGGTCTTCCCTCGTCATGCCGATACCTCCAAGCGCCCAAAGAAAAAGCCCTCAGTCCCCTGCGCAGGACTGAGGGCTATCGATTCTCACGAATCACGCGGCGGATCGGGCCGCGCTCTTCGGGCGGTGTTCACTTGTCTTATTCTATTTTATCGGAAGAATCAGGCCTCGTTCAATCGTGTTTCAGGATTGATGCACTTATGTTTTCCAGATGTGGAAACAATTCGTTCGAGCGTGACGTGCCTGCGCCCGCAATGACGGCAATAGCAATACCGCACGGTTCCCCCGAACGCCTGCGCCGTGTGGTCCACGCGCAGGTCGGCGCAACCGCAATACCGGCAACGTTTTCCCTTGGTGGACTCGCTCATGCGCTGCGCCTCCGAAGGTCCTCGCTCGTGTACCGCTTTCTGGTCCGACCGACCGGCCCTACGAGCTCGGTCGATATGCCAGCCAGCGAGGCCGCCGCCGCCGCCCCCACAGAACAGTCCAACCAGTGCTGGTCGCGGTGGTCCGGGTATTCCTTCCATTCGTCCACGGCCCGGCCTTGGCCGAACGTGGAGATTTTGCGCTCGCCGGCCAGGTGGTCGGCAAACAGCATATGCTCCTGGGGGTCTCTGCCGAACAGGCTCAACGAACCCGGATCACCAAGGACAGCCACGAAACCCTTCTGAAGCCAGGATTTCCACCAATTCACGTCGATAATTACGCACCGGAGCGGTCGGCGGTACTCTTTGACATAGGGGATGTACCAGTGAAAGCCGACCTGGCCTTTGCTCCTGTCGTACTCAGCCAAGGGCTTCCCGGCTGCGCCGATTCCGCGTCCCCTCGACGGCGACCATATGGAAGTCTGGCCCACCTGCATCAGCGCGGTATACACGCAGTCCGGTTCATGACCGGAGTCCACAAGGCCGCGCGTAATCTGCATCACCGTGCCATCAGCACGCCGGAACTGCCTGGCGGACAGGGTTTGAATCAGCTTGACTAGACCGGCGACAATCGCACCTTCCCGACCGGCCCCAGGTGCCGCGCGGGCCAGCGTAGCGCGCGCGTCCCGCATCCGGAAGTAGCTCCGGCGCTGGTCCGGATAGGTTCCGTAGTCGACCACGGAGCCGGTAAAACCTGGCTTCCAGCCCCAAACGGCCCAGTATAGCAGTTTGTCGTGCACGTCGATGAACGCCGTCAGGACGGTGTACTCGTTGGGAACAACCCCACGCGCGTAGCCGTTGACCTTCGAGGCAAATTGCCTGGGCGTGAGCACATCGGAGTCGACGACCTTCGGGCGGGGCTTGGACTGGCATTCCGACTCGAACGCCTCCTCGCCCATATCAATCAGAAGGTTGTAGGCGTGCTGCAGCGCCGATACTTCCGTATCGTCGAAACAGTGCTGCCATGAGACCACGGCACCGGCGTCGGCCGTCGCGCGGTTCGCTTGGTAAAGCTCGTTCGCCTTTTTGTGCGCCTCTTCCTGAGCGCCGATCCGTTCCGGGTCGTAGTTGTTCCGGGTCTTGGCATAGGCCCCAAGCCAGAAGGTTTCGTGCGCGTCAGACCATTTGCGGACCATTGGGATCCGCTCAACCTGCCAGACCGGATGCCGTGTGTGGTCCGCCAACTGCTCCACAAGGTCGTCCGGCTCGATCGGCGTGGCCGTCATCATCACGCCCAGCCGCCGGGAATGGCTGCGAAGGAACAGCAGCCCCTTCGTGATTACATTCAGCCGCGCCGCCACCTGGGTCGGACTGCGGGCCGACTGGTCGGTCTGCGGGTCTTCAATCAGAAGCCCGTCCGGCCGGACGCTCTCACCGTCGATGCGCTTGAACTTCAGACCGCGGATCCCGCTTTCGATGCCGCTGGTCATCAGGACGCCGCCAGAACCTTCCACTCCGGCGACGGTCGGCAGGACGATCCGGTCGGCGCTCCATTCAGTTTCGGTCCGCACGCCGTTGACGGTTTGCCCTTTGCAGCGGCGTGGCTCGTCCTCGATCGCACGGATGGGACCAATCAGCCCAGAGAAGTCCTCGTAGAGCAGGTCGTTGTGCAGCAGCTCGGATTTGATGGACGCCAGGTTGTTGCTGGCCAGCTCTTGGCTGGCCGCAATGAGGCAGACGAACCGAAGATGCCCGTAGAGCACGGCCCATATGCACGCGCCCTCGCCGATCGACGTTTTGCCGAACCCGCGATAGACCAGAGACAGGAACAGGCCGCCGTGGAGAAACGCCATCTGCGTCCGTTCGATCGTTCTGTAATGGTCATCCGAGAAAGGCCTGGAGAACGTCGCAGGCATGTAGGTCGACAGGAAAAGCGCCAGGTTGTTGCGGCACGATTCCTTGCGGGCCGGGTTTACGTCCGGATGGATGAAGTCCGCGGCATCCCGTCCGGCGATGGACCGTTCACGGGAACGGCGCCGGGCGGAGTCGCGTTGACGCTCGTATGCATCCCTAGCATCGCGCATCGGATTCCGTTGTGCCAGTCCGCGCGTCGGCGGGCGGACAATCCTCGACCCAGGACTCGTGAATGAACGGCTTCGATCGCCGAAACCGCTCGCACGGTTTATTCCCTGGGCTCTTCCGGCCAGAGCTGCGACTTGCTGGCCGGGAGCTTCGGCAATGCATCCGTTTTCTGCTTGATGCTTTCAACCTTGGTCTCCAGGTCGTCAAGTTTGTCAGCGATTTCGTCCAGTAGCATAGCCGACTCCTCCTGCGGGT